GGCTCTGGGGTTGAAGTCAATTGAGCGGGCCATAGCTTTCCGGGGTGGGGTGTTTGACCCAGAAGTCAAAGGGGTCGAAGGTGCCGTCTGAGAGACTGCCCACGGCTACTGAAGGTCTGGGCTGGAAACTGTTCGTGATGGCGTATCTGAGGCTCTGTGCGGCATATCGGGTGGCCGACATCAAGTCATCGACCTTGCGCACAATCTTGCCGTCCTTCCTGTGGTACATGCGGAATTCCTGAAACCAGGTGTCGAGATGGTTGAAGACCTTGAAGCGCCCTGTCTGCATCCGCGTGAGTAGTGCCATGATCCCCGGCTCGACCGCAATCCCGCCTTCCGGGTTTGTGAAGTGGCTTCCTAGAAAGCGAATCCCTGCCCGCCGGTACTGTGTCGCCAACGCCTCTCCAGAACCCTTGTCATGGATTGAACCGTCATGCGGCCAGGCTACCGGAATCCAGGGGCCTCTGTGCTTGATCGCTTCAGCGTGCTGCAACATCCCACTGCCCTTCTCCCGATAGGCGTCATAGAGATAGACCGTGTCGGTGTCCCGGTCATGAGCCAGCCAGACACAGGCCGTAGGGTGGTCAAAGCCAAAATCTATTCCCGCAATCCGCGCCCAATGCTCTGGAATCGGAAAGGCCGGGCAACTGATGTTGTCTTCCGGTACCGGAAAGACTTGCCCTGAACCGAGCATCGGGATGCCCTTTGAACGCATCAACCGCTCATGCGGAGGGAGCGCTGCCAGGATCTCTTCGCGTACCTCTAGGCTCAGGTGGGGCGCATCATCCCAGGTCGCCTGAATCAACGACTGACCTGCCTTCCGCTCGTTTAAAAACATGCCCACCACGCCGGTGACGCCATTCTCTGGCGTAAAGGTCAAGGCTACCGGACCTCCAGACTTCAGCGTAGAACGCAGCGCCTGGCTGTAAATCTCCTGGGGTGGCTCCTCATCCAGCCAGACATAGTCCACCGCTACCCCCATCCAGGCCGCTGGACCCGAATCATACGACTTGAACTGTAAGCGGCTGTTGCGACCACTGACATGCTTGATGAGCGCAAAGCCAATCGCATTCGGCACCCCGGGGTTGCGCTCGGTCTTGATAATCAAGTCCCGTGGAATCGCACCGGTCCCAAACGCATCAGGATCTCCTGACTCGCCCAACAGCTCCGCTTGCACGATGTCGCGTGTGGCGTAGTGGCTCTTGCCTGCACACCAGGCTTGTATCGGCCTCTCAAAGCGCACACCCTTCCACCAGTCCGGGTAAATCCCCGTCAGGTGATAGGCCACCTCCATGGCACCGGAGTAGGTCTTGCCCGTCTTGTTCCCGGCCATCAAACAGCGTTGCCGCGCCCGGTTGCCCTGATCGTCTCGCGCCTCATGGAAGCGCAACTGAAACGGGTAGGGCTCATAGAAGTCAAAGGCCCTGGTACGCCGCGTCTCTTCGTACAAGTCCCGTAACTTCAGAACCTCATCGACCTCTTCCAGCCATTGCTGCTGAACGTAGGCGTCCGCCTCTTCGTTGCGTGTCATTTCTTTTTGGTGGGCCCGTACTTCTTGAGACAACGGCCTGCCGCCTTACACTTGCTCGGTGACGGGCACTTCGCACAAACCTTGAACGGCTTCTTGGTCATTCCTGGCATTACTTCCCCTTTCGCTTGGTACGTTTGGCAGTCTTGGCACTGTCCCTAAAGGCTTTCGCTGTCGGTGCCCCCTTCGTTCCCGGCTTGCGCATACGCTCCTTGGAGCCTGCTTTGATTCGCTTCCGCTTGGCGTGTATATTCGCGTACAAGCCCTTCTTTTTCTGCATCCAACAACTCCTTGTGGCGTTTGTCTGATAAGGCCCAGCGCTCCTTCCTGTCCGCTAAGAGCGCATCCCGCAACGTCTCCTGAATGCTGTGGCGGTACCAGGCCGGGATACTTGCGCTTGGGGCAATCATCCCCTGGTTTGCTGCCAGCTCCCGCAATAGAAAATCAATCTCCAGAGGGCTCAAGTTCACAATCATCGCTTAAGCCCCCAAAAGGTTTGGAAGCGCAGCTTGGGCGAGACTCCTAACATCCACCCTATCGCTTTGACTCATAGGCTCCTTCGCTCTGCGTGGAGTAGTGGCAACTACATGTTGTGGCGGACCCGATAGCGTCGGGCATTCCCTCAGAAATTTTACCCGCCAAACCTACTCGCCGTGACGCTTCCAAAATCGTGGTCATTCTTAAATTTTAATTAACTCACACAAAATACCGCAGTCGCCAACAATCGGCTTAGAGTGGCGGCCTTTCGATGGGTCCAACTCATCTAGGTACACGCCCTTGATGCAGGATGCACCTACTTCCCGCTCTAGCTTTGCTCGCTTGCGAAATACTTCAGGGAAGTCCTGCCGTATCTTGTTCCAGTAGCCCATACCGCCCTTCACGCAGCCGACGCAATTGTTGTTGTTGTAGCCTAGATCGTACATCGCAGGGCGCTTGATGCCTGAAGCCTGCAGCACTTCGTGCGCCTGCTCCTTTGTCATCTTGTGGTCTATCAACGGAAATACATGCTCCTGCTTGGGCATCGAATCCAGTAGGTTGTCTGCGCGGTCTACTTCACCGTAGTCCATCCCCCAGACGTAACGCAGCGGAACCTTCACCGTCATCTCCCACTCTTGCCGCACTCGCCGTTTTAAGAACTTCGTGCAGGCTGCTCCTGAAGGACCGTTGATGTAACCGCGTCCACCAGACATCTTGCAGGCGGTTGCGACATCCTTGTAGCGCCCTTGTAAGCGCTCCACCGGCTTGCCAAACCACTCTTCACAGTCGGCTACAAAACGCAGCGTGTCTGGGTGCTGATCGTCAATGTGCGCATAGATGATCCGGTCAATTTCCTTAATCGCCAACTTTGTTGCTACTGCTGACGATACCCCCGCTGAAAACCACGAAACGGTCAACAGTCCCACATCTTGCGGGACCAGTAGTTCGCACTCGTTCTGTCCTTCGTGCCCTTGATGCCGCCAGAGCGCGCACAGTAGCTCTTCTTGCGACCAGGCTGATCCTTCTTGATGCTCATACGCGGATCCCCAAAGGCTACCCGCACCACGCGGCCTGCATCGTTCTTGACAAAGACCTCAAACTTCTTGCGCCCACCCGGTGTGCGCCTCGGCTTGTTCAGCGTTACTTTTTTGCCTCTGTATTCAGCCATCCGTCTCCAGGTGTCGTATCAGCTCGTAAGCTACTTGTGGTACAATCGCGTTGCCTAGGGCCTTCAAGCGCTGTGTGCGATTCTTTGCGCCAACCGTCACCCTAGGGACTCCGTCTTCCCAGGATCCGTCTCCCCATCGTCTAGGAAAGTCCAGCCCGCTGGATAACCCATCAACTGCTCCACCCAGTCTGCCGATAAACTTCCCTGTCCCGTGTTGCGTACTTCTGGATGATTGCCCAGCATCTTCTGCATCTTGCCTGACGGGGTTCCACATGCGTCTTCGTTTGCTGTCGGCGTGGCCCACATCCGTGCCGCATAGCCCAGGCTCGTTCCGCCCTGCTTGTAATTCACCGCCCTGTCGCCGTCCGCTACCGGAGTCGGCCACAGTTGTGTCCGTACTGCATCCAGAAGGTGCGTCTGACGATTCGGTCTGCTGTTCAACGTGTCCTTGTAGTCCCTGCTGTTCGGAGTGGGCCAGTGACCTGGCGATGATCCAGACCCGGTCCCTTCGGTGCGGGGCATTGACGGCACAAGCTGGAACAACAATCGCCCGCCCGGTGTAGCCTTCACTCTCCAGGTCAGCCAGCACCTCGTCGAGGCCCAGGGTGATGTGACCAGCCACGTTTTCAGCAACGACAAAAACGGGTCGCGCTTGTTTAATAACTCTAAGCATCTGCGGCCAGAGGTGACGGTCATCCGACGCGCCCCCACGCTTCCCGGCGGCACTGAAGGGCTGGCAAGGGTAGCCACCTGTGATGAGGCTGACGCCTCGGTAGACGCTTCCGTCGAGCTCACGGATGTCTCCGTGGATGGGTACACCACTGAAGCGGCTTGAAAGAACTCTTCTTGGATAATCTTCAATCTCACAAAACCCTATCGTGTTGTAGCCTGCCCAGCCTGCCGCTAACGCAAATCCGCCTATTCCACTGAACAGATCTAGGTGCGTCTTCACTTTACCGGCTCCCAGTCCGCATCTACGCTGTCCGGTTGCTGTTTCGTACCAGGCGTCTCTTCCAAAGGCTCCAGATCCTTCGGCTGTAAGCCTAAGAGCCTCGCCCCAAACTCATCACCCAGGCGCTGTCGTACCTCCGCCTCAATCTCCTTCGGCGTCCGCTTGACCTCCGCGGTTACCTCCACCCGGTCTGTTGGCTTGAAGCCCGCTCTGTCCAGAATATCCTTTGCCGCCTTGTAGCGAGCGTTCGGATCATCACAGTCCAACAGGCTCACTAACGTCGCCATCGCTCGGTGGACATTCTCGTCCAGCTCAATGCGCGTCTGTAGCGCGATCTGATCAGCCCGACGCTTGCGCTCCGCATCAAACGTGTTGCGGCTCATGCCCAGCGCTGCGGCCTTCTCCGCCAACGTCCCAGGGCCCATCACACGGCGGACAAACTCTACGCTGTTGATGTCCTGACCGACTACGTCGATCATCGGCTTGGTCTGGGCGCTACTTGCGCTACGTCTCGGCATGTGCTTAAACTCCTGTTACGCCATAAGCCAAACCGTACTTTCGCGGCGAAAGCAAGGCGTACCGTAAGGGGCACCATGGGGTGGGGATGGTTACAGAGAGTAGCTCCGCAACTCGCGGATCGCAGCCAACTCCATCGGCAAGCCGTCAAAGTCTTCGGCGTCGCCTAGCCGTGAAGCCACCAGCGTCACTACCGACTCCGGTAGGTCGTACTCGTCCGATAAGGCCAAAAGGTAATCGGCGCGGGAGGCAAAGCCGTGTTCGGTGTAGGGATTCATTTTCGGCTCCGTTTGGGGGAAGGGATAGACCTACCAAGCATCGACGCCTCGTTTTGTGCCCCCGTACCCCTCGATTGGCCGCTAAGTAGGATGCCCGATACCGCATAAACACTGGGCTGGCGGCGGATGGCGATAATCTATATGTTTGATAATGTTAGCTTAACGAACTCATAGAACCCAGTAAACATGCGGGCTGGCGGCGAATCAACTTGTATCAGGGCGAACGTATGACCGCTTTTCTGCTGTGTGAAAATCACCACAACCCCAGCATTTACCTACCTTGACTGGCCTGCCTCCCCATGTTGCGCTAAATATTTGCAACGCCGGTCAGCTACTTCGCTACTGGCGCACTGAACTGGGCTACACACAGAAAGAGTTGGCTGAAGTGCTGATGTTATCGCGGTTTTATATCTGCGAACAGGAACGCGGCACGATGCCCACACCAGACCGCACGCTGAATCAAGTTGCGCTGTTGTACGCAATCCAATCACTCCCACCTGACGCACCCGTCAGCATCCTGCAGGATATGCTCACACCACAGTCTGTGCTGGATCGCCGAGCGAAAGCTCAGGCACGATTAGCACAACGGCAGGCGAAGCGCTCCAAAACTTCGAAGCGGAAACGCTCCAAACCGCGCAATCCTCGCCGAAACAATCCATCCAAGCCTTGAGTAGATTATCAGCGTCAGGCTTGACCTGATGCGGTTTGCCGTCGTGGTCCTGCTTTTTGCGCTTGGACCAACTACGCGGCATGGGCAAGTGAAACTCTACGCTAAAGCGCTCTGAGAGCGTCACACCCATTGTCTGTGCCTGATTGCGCACAGCGTCACGGTATTCGAAATACTTGACCACACAGGGCCGGCGCTTCCAGCGGTCGGCGTGCGTCATTCGTGGAGCGGCAACCGGCACGACGTCAAAACGATAGGCGGGCATTGTTTTACCTTATTATATACACATGATGTGTATTTTATGCTTGCTATTATACACATGATGTATAGGTTTGATTGTACGCGGGCAATTTCGCTAGCGTGCTTTTCAATCTCAATCGGGAAACATCATGAGCAAGCAACTAAAAACCACGATCACCAAGCGCTTTGCAAATCAAGTTACTGGCGGACTGGGCAAACCGTCCAAGATGCCTGGGACAGCCTACGGGATACCAGCAGCAGAGTGCATCACGGGTTCAAAGCTTCGCAAGGTAGCGGGCAGCACCTGCAGTGACTGCTACGCGCTCAAAGGCCGTTACGCGTTCGCGAACGTCGTGAACGCCGAATATTTGCGCCTGGACCGCGTACAACAAGCGCTTGACGATCACGCGTTCCGCGCCGTCTACGTCGATTGCTTCGCGTTCCTGCTTTCGAAAGTAGATTGGCACCGCTGGCACGACGCCGGGGATCTCCAGTCCGTTGAGCACTTTGAGCTGATCGTTGAAATTTGCCTAGTGTCACCAGGCACGCGGCACTGGCTACCAACGCGTGAGTACAAGATTGTCAAAGACTGGCTAAAACTGGGCAACGTGATTCCTGCAAATCTCTGTGTGCGTTTCAGCGCTCATATGGTCGACGGGCCAGCGCCAAACGTTTACGCGCTACCTGGTGTGACAACGTCGGGAGTGACCACCAGCACAGCAGGCAATTGTCACGCGCAGACTAGTGGGAGCGGTCACTGTGATGATTGCCGCGCCTGCTGGGATCGCAACGTCGGGCATGTTAACTACAAACTTCACTAAACCAAACCACCCAGCCCGCCAGTGTGCGGGCATCACCAACAAAGGCACTATGAAAACAATCATCGAAGACTACAACACAGCGCTGGAGCGCAATTCCATCAAGTTTGACTCTATCGTTGACCAGTACTTGACCGACGTTGAAACGACCACCACACGCGAAGTGTCTTGTGGCCGATGTAGCGGTCAACGTGTTTTTCAGCACTACAAGCACAGGTCCGGCGGAATATGTTTTCGCTGCCAGGGTACTGGCACTGAAACGATCACAGAAACGCACACAGAAAAGCATATTGATTTTGAGCGCATGGTATCGGACCACCCAGGCATCGAGCTTCCCTGGTGGGCTGATCTGTACGCTTCGAACCGTTTTTAATTAATCCACCACCTAGCCCGCGTCGTGCGGGCATCACCAACAAAGGCAATATGCAAAAAGAGATTGGCAAATTTATGGTTCAAACCTGTCCTACTGGCGAAACATACTTGGTCGAAAACTGGGTTGATCATGAACTATTTAGCGATCTGGCGCTGGCAGAAGAGCGCGTTAACGAATTGGCGGCTACGTTGTCTGGCAGTTATGATCGCGTTCAAATTATTGATCTAGACTGTGATGTGCTTGAGCTTTGGAAACAGTAACCACCACCTAGCCCGCGTCGTGCGGGCTCTTTCCCGTTTTTTGCAAACTGGGTGGCGTTGCGTCCTGGGTGGCGTTGCGTCCTGCACTCCTAACCTGAAAAACCTTATGACCGCCGAACAATTCCGCAACAGCCGCAAAGAGCTGGGCCTGAGTATGGCCGCCGCCTCTCGACGCTGTAAGATCCCCTACCGTACCTGGCAAGCCTGGGAAGACGGCACCAATCGCGTGCCGAACTACGCATTCTGCTTTCTGTTCTACCTGCGCCATACTTCAGCCGAGTGACGTTGCGTCCGGAGTGGCGTTGCGTCTTGCCATCGCTACCAGCCTAGGGAGGTACTTGCGCCCCAGCTCAGTGACCTTTTCCTTGTCGAGCTTCTGCGCCTGTGGCGACAGGGCGGGTGGCTGGGTGCGCAAAACTCTCCAGATTTGCCCTTGTGTGGGCAGATAGCGATCTTCTGTACTGAACAGCAACT